CGCTCAAGGCCCGCATCATTGACACCACCCGTGGCAGCCGCGAGCCGATGCTGATGCCGAACGGGTGGTCGATGGAGAAGGTCGACATCCCGCCAGACGATTCGCAGTTCTTGGAGACGCAGCGGTTCGGTACCGAGGAGATCGCTCGTGCGTTCCTTGGCGGGTTCCCCGAGCTGATCGGCTCAGCCGTCTCGGGTGGTGGGTCGCTGACCTACGCCAACCGAGAGCAGCGCATGGCGGACTTCATCGCCCTGTCGTTGTCGCCGAAGTACCTGATCCCGTTCGAGCAGGCGTTGTCGACGCTGGTGCCCGCCGGCCGGTACGTGAAGCACAACGTCGACGCTCTGCTCCGGAGCGACCTGAAAGGCCGCTACGAATCCTACGAGCTGGCCGCGAAGACGTCGGACCTGATGGGCGCGCCGCTGATGACCGTCGACGAGATGCGTGCTCTGGAGAACCTTCCACCCCTGACCGACCAGCAGCGTGCAGCGTTCGTGCCGCGCCCTGTGTCGCCTGCAACGATCGGAGGCCGCTGATGCGTGACCTACTGACCCGCTCCCTTCCTGACGCCGTGCGCGAGCGTCTGGCCGCCGACACTCCGACCCTGGTCGCTGCCGGGCTCGCCGCCCGCAACGCCGGCGACGTGGTGGAATCGCGCGGCTACAAGATCGAAGCACGCGCCAACGCTGACGGCACCTACCACGTGTCCGGCTACGCGACCACGTGGGACACCTGGTATGACGTCGCTGGCGGCGCCCCGTACGGCTGGTCGGAGTCGATCGCCAAGGGCGCAGCAACGAAGTCGCTGGCCGAGCGCGACGACGTGCGGTTCTTGCTCAATCACGAGGGGATGCCGCTCGCTCGCACGAAGTCGGGCACGATGACGCTCACCGCCGACGATATGGGCCTGTTCGTCGACGCGCCGAACCTCGACCTGCGCAACCCGTCCGCCGCTGAGCTGCAATCCTGCCTCGACCGTGGCGACGTGGATCAGATGTCGTTCGCGTTCATGGCCACGTTGCAGGAATGGAACGAGGACTACACGCAACGGCGCATCCTCGAGGTTCGCCTGTTCGACGTGTCCGCCGTGACCTACCCGGCGAACGAGGCAACGATCATCGGCCTGCGCTCCGCTGCGCCGGCCGCCCCCATCGAGCCGACCGAGCGTGGCATGTCGCTGCGCCTGGCTCTCGCGCTGGCCGACTCGCTCGGCTGATCACGAAACGGCAGACGCCGCCGAGACGCCGCACGGACGCCGCCCCAACGAGGGCACGTCACCTGTGCACGTCACCCTCGCGCACGTCACCCGGCCGCCCCAACAACCCCACGACCTCCACAAGGAGTACACCCCATGTCCGATTTCCTCACCGTTCTGCGCACCAAGCTGCAGACCAAGATCGACGAGCGCACCGCGGCCAAGGCCGCACTCGACGCGATCCTCGCCGCCCCCGCCACCGAAGGCCGCGCCGACCTGACCGACGCCGAGACGGCTGCGTTCACCGAGGCCCGCGCCAAGGTCAACGCCCTCGACACCGAGCTCGACGGTGCCGACGGCATCAAGGCCCGCATTGCGGACCTGGAGCAGATGGAAGCCCGCCGCCACGAGGCAGCCGCCAAGGCACCGACCTCCCCGGTCCGGGTGGGCGCCGAAGCTCGCACCTACTCGCTCGAAACCGAGCGGCGCGACGGCGTGAACTTCCTCGCCGACCTCGTGAACCGGCGCGACGATCCCGGTGCAGCGCAGCGCATCCAGCAGCACATGGCAGAGGAGCGCATCCACCGCCCCGGTTTGGAAGCCCGTGCCGTCGCAACCACCGCGTTCGCCGGGCTCACCGTGCCGCAGTACCTCACCGACATGGTGGCCCCCAAGCGCAAGGCTGGCCGCCCGTTGGCGAACATCGCCAACAAGCACATGCTTCCCGCTCAGGGCATGACCGTGGAAATCTCGCGGATCACCACCGAGTCGTCGGCCGCGGTGCAGACGCAGAACGCGGCCACGTCCGAGACGAACATGGACGACACCACGCTCTCGGTGCCGGTGCTCACCTTCGCCGGCCAGCAGACCGCCAGCATCCAGGCGATCCGCCGTTCGACCGGCGTCGATACCACGATCATCGCCGATCTGCTCGGCAACGTGGAGACGCTGCTCGATCAGACGATGATCCGAGAGGCAACGGTCGGCCTGAACGCCGTCACTGACGCCAACCTCGACATCGCCTACACCGACGCATCGCCCACCGCCGCCGAGCTGTGGCCGAAGCTGTTCGACGCCATCCAGCAGGTACAGACCAACCACTACGGTGGCGTGTCGCACTTCGTGATGCACCCCCGCCGGTTCTGGTGGCTGGCATCGAACGTGGGCACCTCGTTCCCGTTCGTGAACCTGATCGGCGCCGGCCCGCAGTCCGGTGGCGGCGTCACCTCGTACGGCTACGGCGAAGGCCCCTCCGGCTACCTGGCCGGTCTGCCGGTGATCGTCGACGCCAACGTCGACATCCGCTACACGGCAGGCACCGGCACCGCCGGCACCGAGGACGCGATCTACGCGGTCACCGCCGACGAGGTGCACCTGTGGGAAGACGACACCGTGGTGATCGAGGCGAAGGAGACCGCTGCTGCCGCCCTGGGCGTGCTGTTCGTGGTCTACAAGTTCGCCGCCTACACCGTCGGCCGCTACCCCAACGCTCACGCCCGCATCAACGGGACCGGCCTGGCCACGCCCAGCTTCTGACCTCTGGCCACCCCAACATTCTGATCCCCCTGGTCAGTCGGTTCCGTCCCCACCGCCCGTTCTGCGGTCGGTGGGGCACCGATGCTCACTGATCCCCCGAGCGACGATTGGAGGCCCACCGTGGCCCGACTGGAAGTGTTGCAGCGTGAACGTGCCGGCTACGTGTCGCGTGGTCTGGCCGACCGGGTGAAGCAGGTCGACGCCGTGATTGCGTCGCTCACCCCCGCCCCTGTGGTGGAGGTGCCGGAGGCGTTGCCGCCGCCGGTGGAGACGGCTGTGCCTGCGAAGCCGAAGGGCCGCCGGGGCTGATGTCGAACCTGACCGTGGCCGCATGGCGCCTCTGGAAGGGCGCGCCAACTGAGCCGCCCGACCCTGTGGTGCAGGCTGCGATCGACGCCGCTGAGCAGGCGATCGCCGGGCACTGCGGTCGCGCGTTCGTAGTCGCCTCCGGGTCGACGACTCGCATCTTCGCGCCGACGTCGGATCGGTCGGAAACGATCGAGATCGACGACGCAACCGCCGTGACCGTGGTCGCCAACAGCGGCAGCACGATTGCCGCGACCGGTTACCAGCTCGAGCCGGTGAACGGGATCAACGCCGCCGGCATGGCGGTGCCGTACTCGCGTATCCGCCTGTTCGGCACCACCTGGGCGCAGACGTACAAGGGTGAGGCGTCCGTGTCGGTCACCGCCACGTTCGGCTGGGCCGCGATCCCTGCTGCGTACACGGAGGCGGTGAAGATCCTCAGCGCCGACATTCTCGACAACAAGGACATCCGCAACGGCGTCGCCGGGTTCGCCGACTTCGGTGCAGTGCGGGTGCGTGAGAACGCGTCGGTGACGATGCTACTCACCAACGCCAAGCTGGTGCGCAGCCGTGCGGGTGGTCCGGTCTGATGGGCCTCTCGATCGCAGACATCCGCGACGCCGTCGCCACCTGTGTCGGCAACGTGCTGGAATCGTCGGAGCAGCGGGTGAACGCGTACGGGTACCCGCCCGACTCGCCCGAGCTCGATGCGCTGCTCGTGCTGCCCCGTGCCGGCGAGGATGGCAACTACATCAACTATCACCGGTCGTTCGGCACGACCACCACGGGTGGCAATGGTGCGCTGTGTGAGATCGGCCTGACGTTGGAGTTGCGTGTCGGTGGCGGGCAGATCGACGCCGCCCGCAAGATGGACCTGTTCCTGTCGGCTGGCAACGCCGAGAGCGTGGTCGATGCGCTGCTCGCCGACCCGACGCTGGCCGGTGTGATTCAGACGTTGCAGATCGATGGTGCGACCCGCCCCGGCTGGTTCGCCCCGGCTGATGGTGCGGCGCGCGAGTGGTATGCGGCGTCGATCGCTCTCACGATCCTGGCACGGAGGTGACCGGTATGGCTGATGAGTCGTTCGTGGTGTGCACGAAGGCGCACGTGTGCCTGTTCTTCGGTGAGGTGCCCAAGGGGTCGCGCTGGCACGCCGACCACCCGGTCGTGGCAGACCACCCCGCCAACTTCAAGAAGGAGCGCTGATGGCTGTCTACTCGCAAACCGCC